GGCATATAGACAAAGGGGACGAACCCCCAGGGATTTGTCCCGGAGTAACCGCTGATCTCGTGACCGTCCAGGTGGTTGGTGTAGAACGCGGGGGTCCAGTGCTCGACCCTGAGGACCCGGTCTTTCTCGCCGTCATACCCATAGCGGGCCTTTGCCTGCTCTTTGGTCATCTCTAAGGCGACGTACACTTCCAGGAGGTTATCTTCATCTTCCGGGTCCCAGATCGGGTAGAAGCCTTCGAGGGGAACCTTGTTCCAGCGGATCAGGTCGCCGCGCTTGAGGTAAGGCGTGACTTTGAAGGCCGCGCCGCCGTACAGCTCGCGGTCGAGCGCAGCCTCCCAGAGTTTGGCGTTCAAGTTGGAATTTCGAGCAATCCCCTGGAGTAGTTTGATCGCGTCCTGCAAACTCGGGTCCGCGCTCTCCTCCCCCACCGGCTCGAAAGTGATAATGTCGTCTTCATATTCGCCGAAGATCGCGTCGGTCTGGGCCTGGATGATCATGCGGACGATGTTCAAGCCAGCCGGGTACATCAGCGGTGCGTCGGCGGTCGGCTCCTCGGTCTGGACTTTCTCATCGAAAATCTCACCGTTGTAGTAGGAGCGGTATTTCTCGATGCGCCCTTGCATCTCTTCCCAAGCGCCGCGAGAAACCTGCGAGGTTTTACCGAGGTCGGACCATTCGGGGAAATAATTCATTTCTGCCCTCTCAGGATCTCCGTGATTGCCTCAGAAACCAACATAGAAAACCCAACAACGATGTACCCGAGGAGGAACATCCCAATCCCGAAGGCAATATTCGCTGCTGCGGTTGATACCAAATCATTCATCGTTCGCAACCTTGTTGCGCCTTTCCTGCGCTGGAAAATAAAAAAGAGGGCTGAGAAAAATCTCAGCCCTCCATTTATATGGTCGGGAACTTGATTTTTTGCCTGCACAGGAAGCCTCTGATTTTACAGTCGGTTTCCGCCAGGGTTGGCTGTCCGTTATGCACCGTCAGAATGTCGATGTACTGGACGCCTGTTCGAATATACATGATCAGGTCCCACATGGCCGGGGTGAGGTCCATCTCGACCCACTGCCCGCCTCCCTGATCGATCTCGACCCCGAATATCTCACCGAAGCGTACCTTCTCAATCGCGCCGATTAAATCGGCCTCGCCCGGGGTCAAACAGATCGGTGATGATATTACCATAAAAGGCTCCTTTTGTCAACTACAAACGACACCAATTTGTTACGACATACAAACAACTATCGCAATCGTGGCCTAACTGGTGGAACTTATCACAGAAGCGGCCCGGTTCGTCGGGTCTCGGGATCGGCAGCATCGTGAGGGTGCAGCGCTCCGTTTCGGGGATCGAGCGCTTTTTGTTCCCGGGGGTGATCGTGCGCTTGTCGCAGTAGGTACAGTTGACGAGGTGCGCCTTCATCAGTCGTCCGCTCCCGTATACCTTTGATTACATTCCGTTGCGTAGTAGCCTTTACTCAGTTCAACCTCCATCATCGCGCAGGAATAAATCGTATCCTTCGTGTCGGGCTCGACCCGGTCGGTCGGACGGCAGTGAACGCAAAAGTAACAAGCGCCTAACGGATGATCTTCTTCTTTCATCGTCTCCTCGCGGTATTCGTGCGCTGATTGCGGTTGTAGGTATTGCTCTTCGCGGGCTTTTCAAGACTGCTGTCCACCTCGGGCGCGTGGCGCTCAAGATAGGCGAGCTGGGCAAAGACCATAACAATATCCTGCGGGATCTTCTTGTCATTCTCCCGGGAGTAGCTCTGCATCTGGCGCTGGAGGCCCTTGATCACAGGCCATCTCATCTCGTGGTTGGTCACGGCCTGGGAGAGCGAATTGAGCATCGCTTCCTTGTCGCGCTGGAAGTTGATCCCATCCACGCTTATCCCGACGTTCTCGAAAGCAAGCTCGTCAATCGCCTTCTGCGTCCCGGTTGTGTCCATCCCGCGCAGGATCGGCCTGTACTTCGCTATCGCGTTCTTGTAGGAGAACAGGAAGGGGTTATAGGAGCCGCGCCCATCGACCCAGTCAAAATAGACGATCTTCCCCGGTTTGTCGCGGATATCCATCACAGCCACCACGGCGGCGTTGCGGCGCGGGGGGCTGTCTGTGCCCGGGTCGCCGGCCATGATGTAAATGCCGTTCGGGTCATAGGGCATTTCGAACTTGACAATCCCATAGCGCGGGTGCTCGTCCACCACCCAACCGGGCTTTGCCTTGCCGCTCTCGGGCCGGATCGCCAGTTCCGCGGCGTCATTGAGGCTCTGGTCGGTGCATCCGGCGATATGCGTGCGCGGGAACATGGCAAGGCCGTAGTCGGGGAACATGCCCTTGAGCTCCACGTCGATCATATCGTCCGAGTACTCCGCCTCCATAAGGTGGATCATCTGGGCGGTCAGCTTGGTGTTCATGTACGTGGACACGCGCAGAGACAGGAAGTTCTCCAGGTCCGCGTCTGGGCTCTCTTTCCAACCGCGGTTGAAGCGCTCTTCCAGCCAGGGCGCGTCGGTCGGGGAGGTGGTCACGTCCAGGCGGACCATGCGCGTGGTTCCATCGGGGCGATTACCGCGCAACCGACCGCGCAGTACCTTGATTGCTTCCCCACCCATATCGAGGCCGGCCTCGTCATAATTGATCCGGTCGAACTCCATACCGCGGATGAAGCGGGCGTCCTGTCCGGCAGTCCTGAAGATCCACTCCGCCCGGTTCTTGAAGGTGATCGTCGGGTACGGGCGAAGCTGGATGTTTTCAACCAGGTGCTCCAGCTTCGGGTTGGTCTCGATCCAGCCCTGGACCATTTCAAACGGGAGCTCTGCTTGCTTGGCCGTGACGGAGGTATTCAGCGCCCGGAAATAGGGGGTCGTGATACAGTCCATCATGTAGGACGCGGCGACGGCGGTTGTTTTGCCCGTAGCGATGCCGGCGATGAAAGTCGCGTTGGGGATCACGCCCGTAAACGGCATGGTCGTCTGGTGGAAAAGATACTGATACCAGAGCGGTTCCCAGCCGTTGAGATACCACTTGGTAGCAAGGTGAAAGCCCCCCCGCTGGCGGGCGGCCAGCGGGAGGAGCTCGCGGTCGGCGTCAGTCAGGATCGACATGCTATCCTAACGCGCTCGCAATGGCGTATGACAGGTCCGACTGCTTTGAACTTTCCGGCGATGGAAAGTAGATCTTGCACAGGAAACCGTTGTCGATCATATAGCCCATAAAGGCATAGGCCATCGCATCGACCGTGCTCTCATCCGCGCCGCCCTCTGGCCCCCCAAAACCGATGGTCTCCAGGAGCGCGTGTATCATCTCGTGGAAATAACACTGCCACTTTACGGCGGGGGCGAGGTCCTGGTCGAGGGTGATAACAGCTTCTTTGAAGCTGATCTTCCCAAACACCGGGACAGCGTTACCTTCCTCGTCGGTCGCGGTGGGCCCGGGTTCCTGCACGATCTTGAACTCAATGGGCCCGATCTTGACGCTCTCAGGCAGGCCGTCGGTAAAGCTTTTCGGCGTACGAATGTATTCGCTCATATTTCTCCTCGGTTGTATGTCCATCATAGGCATGGATGTGCGCGGGAACATGCCAGGATACCTGTCCAGTGGGGAGCTCGATGAATACAACAGGCCAATCTACCATTTCGTAAGGGTCGTAGCTGATGCCAGCCTCCAGGCCGTTGGAAATGGCGACAGAAAGAGCGTGGTAAATCCACTTATTGCGGGCCTCGTAATCGCCGGCCTCGTCGTATTTCTCGATCAGGGTCAACATATCGGCGAGATAGGCGTAATGCCTCATATCTTTTTCGTGGTAGCGCTTGCGGTTATCGCGGGTCATCTCTACTCTACAAAATGCCGGATATAAGCCAGGGTGGCCGGGGAGTTCCCGGTTTTGTGGGAGACGAGTTCCTCGTCGTGGACAAAGAACAGGGTCGGCAGGTTGGTAACGCCGTAGGAAGAGGCTTCCTCCCCGCGTTCCTCCACGTCAATCTCTTCGACCTCGATGTCCTTGCCCTCAATGAGCTTATAGAGCATGGGCTTGAGCGACTTGCATCCCGAGCACCAGGGGGCGGTGAAGAACAGGATCTTTTTCATAGCTGCTCCATCACTGCTCTAGAGGCGGCGAGGTAATCGATCACGTTGTCGATTGAATGATGCTCCTTGCGTAAGTCAAGGAGGCTCTTAGTTATGAACCCGCAGTTGTTGGAGCACACAAGATAATCCTCGAATACGTTTTCGCGGATGAGGACGCCCGCGCCGCAGTCCGGGCAGGCCCCGCGGCTTAATCGATTTTTGCGAATATCGAAGACCTTGACTTCCTCCATCGTCTTTTCAGCGTCCATCATGATGAGCGCCTGGATGGCGTAGCCCGCCAGGTCGCGCCAGGTGTCAGCCCGGCTCTCGTCATCGACTTCGGCGGGTTTATCGGCAAGGTTCTTCAGGCGGGCGAGCTTGTCAGAGGCGCGAACGAGGATACCCAGTTCGCCAAAACCGCGCAGGTTATCATCCCCGTAGTCATGGTGCTTCTTGCGGAGAACTGCCTCCAGCCGTTCCAGTTCAATTAGGAAATTCTCCGGGTTGGACAGCCAATCCTCCAGCGCGTCGATATGGCGCTCAAGCTTGCGCTCCCAATTGTCATGACTTTCCTGCGCTGGAAAGTCCTTCCGCAATGAGTACACACACCAATCTGCCTGATCCATTATTCGTCCTCGTTCTCTTCGGTGGGATAGATATACAGCATGTAGAAGGCGTACATCTTCTCAAGCTCGGTCAGCAGGATCGCGTAGTAGCGAGCCAGAGGGCCCCGTTCCTCGGGCTTTTTTTCGTCAAGCTCTTCCATCAGATTTACAAATAAATCTTGCGTGTCCATGATCACCTCAAATAAGTTTTGATCCTGCGGCCCAGCCATTCAGCCACAGGTACAGCTACAGCGTTCCCGAGCTGGCGGTAGCGCGTGCCGTCCGCCTGCCGGTAGTGTCGTTCGCATAAATCACCGTCGATCATCTGGTGGTCCATACCCCATTCCGTAAAGCCGTCCGGGAAGCCCTGCAGCCGCTCGCACTCTACGGGCATTAATCGCCTCACACCTGGGGTCCTGAATGGATCTGTAAGCCCCATTGAAGGCTCTAGAACGTCCGTTCTGCCGAAAAGGGTCAGGAATGTCTCGCTCTCAAAATCCATGCGTCCTGAGCCTCCGTGAGCGTTTAGGGCAGTTGCCACGTCGATGGGTCCAGAGGTGTTGTTTCCTCCGAAGGCCATGCCGACGGGAATAAAGGCTCCGCTCCGGTCCAGGTCATTGGCCCATCCGCGCTTTCCTCCGCCGCCGAGGGTTCCGGCGACATCGGGAATAAGGGTGTCTGCCCCGTCTCCTCGGAAACCGCCGTGATCGTTTGCCCGGAGAGTAGAGGCAACGGGGATGCAGAAATCGAGCTCATTGGCATTTCCAGCGGGTCGGTTGAGCCCGCCACCATTTGCAGACAGTGTTCCAGCAACGTCGGGAGCTTCTTCCCCCGCTTCTCGGCGCGGCGCAGGATGCCGGAGCAAGCTTTCGGGCTCAAATAATATTTCTGCGGCGCTTCCGGTTCCAAGACTTGCCACAATGATGACGCGTCGGCGTCGCTGGGGAACTCCGAAGTATTGAGCGTCCAAAATTCGCCAAGAAACGTTGTAGAAAAGACCGCGGCCAAATCCACTGTTTTTCCAGCCCTTGTTAGGAATTTCAGGGAGTATCCCTGTAAGTCCTGCGAGGATAAGGGCAAAATCCTTCCCATGATTGGACGACAGTAGACCGGGGACGTTTTCGATAACCACCAATCGCGGTCGGAGCTCGACAATGAGGCGATGAAATTCAAACCAGAGCCCGGATCTTTCTCCAGCCAGTCCGCGACGATCCCCGGCCACGGATAAGTCCTGGCAGGGAAATCCTCCACAAATAACATCGACTGCCCGTAGCTGCCCATATCGGGCCCAGCCTTTTCCGGTCCTACCTGTAACTCCTCGGACATCTGTGAACCTCTTTGTGTGTGGGAAATTTTCACGAAGCACAGCCTGACAATCGGGATCTTTCTCGACCTGCCAGGCGCACTCCAGGCCAGCGCGAGAGAAACCTAAATCAAAACCGCCGATACCAGTAAAGAGACTGCCGTATAACATCGACTATTCCACCTCGACCGATATATGACAGGCTACACCCGCGACAAGCCGCGCCCATTTTTTGATCAATTTGGACAGGTGCTCGACGTTGGCCTCGCAGGATAGATCGTCGGCGATTACGTCCTGATATTCCTCGGGGAGGTCATTGGGGATCTCGATCTCGATAGACATCTGCACGTAAGTAGATGGGGCGTTATCGTTCATCAGTCCTCCTGAAGCTCCTCGATAGAGTAGATATATTGCCAATACAAATGCAGAATAGCGCGTAGCCTACCGCGACTCAATTCGCCAGCGTGGGCTTTGTTATGGTGTCTCCGGCAGAGGCAGATCAAATTCTCAAGTGTGTCGTCTCCGCCCGATCCCCGGGAAGCGATGTGGTGAACATCTACTCCCCAGGAGCATCCGTCCTTCTCCACCAGACCCGCGAGGCAGATGCCGTCACGCATCCGCGCACGGTGAACGGTCTCGGGGCTTACAATCCGGCCTGGTTTCTCTTCCATCTCGCATCACTTTCCGGCGCAGGAAAGTTCCCAAGCGCGATGTCGGTCCTGCGGCGGCAGGCTTCTACGATGAGTTCCCAGGCGGGATGAAGCTCGGTAAAGGGGATTTCATGACAGGGGGTGGAGCGGGTATTGTTCACCGGGGCATTGAAAATCTCGCTTTTCCTGGCGTAGCCGATGATGGTCCCGAGCTTGTTGATCGGATCGATGACGGTAGCTACGATGTAGTCGGCGCGGATCTTCTTCCAGTTGGGCCACTGCAAATACCGGTAATTCGCGTTCGGGGTCAGGATCGTGGCCTTGACATCCAGCTTCATCCCGAAGTAGTCAATATCGATCCCGTGATCAAATCCTTCGTGTAGTTGTTCGGCCAAACCCAGGAACCGCCTGACGATAACCTCACCCGCGACACCGATCACTTCCAAACTCTCCCCGTAGTCATACACATGCCGCCTGGTCTTGTTATGAGACAGGCGGCTCCTGGCAGTCACTTCGATGTACTCCCAGGAGCCGCTCAGGTTCATGTTAGTTGGTGCTCCCGGTCAGCGGGGCCTCACCGTCCAACAGTTCGGCGGACCATTCGATCTGGGCGGTCTGATCGTTCATTTCTTTGACCGCGGCCTCGATGAACTTGTCGATCAGCGCCTCATCGATGGGCAGGTTATGGGCCTTTGCCCACTGGACAACGGCGACCTTGGCGAGCTCCTTTTTCTTTGCACCGTCAAAACTGGTGTAGATTGGGGACTGCTCCAGGGCCTTGACCACGTCGCCGGCATACCCGCGTAGGCGGTTGTACTCGGTCTCGCCCAATTTCGACCGCAGGTAGGCGATACCCACGGCGATCAGTTCGCGCATAGCCCAGGCCAGCAGGGACACGACTGCCAGGGCGGCAGCCAAAATCAACTGTTGCAGGATTTCAGGGTTCATCGTTTGTCCTTTTTAAGGGTGTAAGTTCGACCGCAGGATTGTAGCCTGGGATTTACATGTTTCCTGAAATAGTTTGCATTTTTGTTAGGGAGGGATCAGTCCGGTGTTTTTTTTCTGCGGTTGTACGGGTGTATTAGACTATCTAGACTTAATATAGAAGTGAACTACCCACCCCCTCCCCCCTTGCTCCGCTGGTTTCCAGCGCTGGAAACACCAGGGG